AATCGCGCTTCCAAGATGACGGCGGGCGCTTCCAAACAGGTTCTTCTGCTGGTTCTTCAGCTTCCTGTGGTTCTTCTTTTGCTACAAACTTACCGTTTGCGGCACGCGGCTTTTCTTCTTTTTCTGCCGGGGTATTGTCATTCTCAATATCGTCAAACTGCTGGGCCAGCAATTCCTTGCGATCAGTAGCCTTTTCGTCTTCTGTAGTGATCTGATCTTGGGTGTCCAAGTTCATCGTCTCCTTAGTTGATCCAAAACTCTGTCGCATTCCCTATCGGTAACATTAAAAAGCTGTTCCCGAAGTATTTGCCTACGTTTTTCCCTTGATATGGGCGTTGGAACTTTTGGTTTTATGTTTTCATTTCCCACTTCAAAGCAATTATGACGACGCAAATGTTCCCTATGATGAGAACGCGAAGTAATCATGCTGCCGTCAACCATGCTTTTATATGGTTGAATGTCAAGCATTATTTGATGCTTTGCTTTGTTTGTCTTGTCGAGTTCTTCACGAACCCATATGAGTTCTTCATCCTGATACTTAGCCAGCAAGCCTTTTTTGTCGTAAATAGCGCGGTATCTACTCATAGAAGCACCAACAAATCCTCATCTTCTATTTCCAGGTATTCATTCCAAAGACGCTCAACGCGATCTAAGTCTTTGATAAATTTGTCAAAATCAATGTTTGGTATTGTCTTTTGTTGTTTATTGTTTTTATTTTTGGTTTTTACTTCAAAACCAGAAACGAGTTCTTTAGCTACTTCTGGTTTTCCTTCAACTATTCTTTCGTAAGCGGCTACAATATCTTGCCGTTTACGGGCAACCCTTTGTATTTCTTCATCAAATAGCTTTTGCCGTTTTTTGATGTAATCGCCGTCGTGGGTGTCATCAATGACAATAATGGGCGGTGGTACAAAAATTACGTCGCCTACGGTGCCGCTGGCTTGAACGCCATTTAGCCCAATAGATGTTTCGCCTTGCGTTACGGTTCCAACCTGGCCGGTGGCAGAAGCGCCAGTCAGGGCAACCGTGACCCCTTCGCCTTCAGTCCCCACAGCGCCCGTGGCTTGAACGCCGGTCAGGGCTATTGAACGGGCGGGTGTGACATTGCCACCCGATCCCGTGGCGGCATTGCCTGTCAAAACAAACAAAACAGAAGGCGTTACATTGCCCGTTGCCCCAGTAGCGGCATTACCTGTCAAAGCAAACGAAACAGACGCCAGGGGCGTTCCTACGGCCCCTGTGGCAACATTTCCGGTGGTGGCGGCAGTATCAGACGGCGTGACGGTCCCAACCGCCCCTGTGGCCCCGTTGCCCGTCAGAACAACAGTGCGCGCACCTACGCCAACGCTGCCCGGCGATCCGGTAGCAGCGTTGCCCGTAATTGGGAGGTTATCCCAAAGGGCACTGTCCCATGTGCCAACGTCCCAGCCGCCCTGCGCCATTAGACTTAGGCAATGCGGATAAGGGCGTTGCTCGCATCATTGGTCGGCATGGTCAGCGTAAATGTTCCGGCAGTCACAGTCTGCGAACCAAACGTATGAACCGAAATAGCCTTGTTGCTTTGAGTTGAGTTATAAATCAAAACACAATCAAAAGCTGTGGTCAGCGTAACCGTGGTATAAGTAATACTGGCCGAAGGCGTCCAGTAACCAGTCGTGCCGCTGGTCGTTGGCGCCGTGGCATTGGTGACAGTCACGCCGCCCGCAGAATATCCAGTTCCAGAAACTTCGCCCGTGGCTGAATACGCCGTGGTCGCCGCATTGACGGTAGCCGATGCCAAATAAAGCGCGGCTTTTAACGTGTCAGCCGTGGTCGTGGCTCGCGTTACAGTCGTGCCAAGGGCGTGAACCCCTGACAGAATTTCGCCCTTAAAGGACGTACACATTGCCTGGGTGTTACTCACGAAAAATCTCCAATTTCAGATGTAGAAATCATGGGTTTTTTAAGATGAACATGAACCGAACGATGAACCAATTCATCGCCGTCCCAATATTCAACCCATGAGGTTGTTTCATTGTCATTTTCTGTCTGGCCTTCACGCTTTTCCAAAAGCGTTTCGTCCATCATTCCTTTAGTCGTCGTAATCATTGCAAAGTTCCCGGCAAAACAGCTTGGACAGGTTCAACGCCAATTGCACGGCCATCGGGCCCGCGCACAACGCGCTTGGGCGCATTAGCCGCTTGCAAAACATCATGCAGCTTTTGCATGGCTTCGCCGTGCATCATTGCCATGTTGTTATGAGCCTGGGCCATTTGGTCCATTGCTTGACGGACATTATTGCCAAGCTCTGTTGTAATGGTTTCGGCAGCAGCCTGCTGGGCCTCAATGGCCGGAATGTCCATGCCAGGATTGGCGGAAATGCGGGCAACCATGATTTTGGTCGCCGCTTCCAATTCAGCTTTCCAACGGTCAAATTGTTCCTGCGCGGCCAGTTCTTGCATTTTAAGCTGGGCCTCATGTTGCTGGCGTTGAGTTTCTAGCTGGGCATTCATTTGAGCCTTCATTTGCTCAATTTGAACATCAGCCTGCATTCTGGCCTGCTGGCCCTGTGCATCAGCTTGAACCTTGGCTTGTTCCATCTGGGTTTGCGCCTGGATTTTCTGCATTTCAGGCGAAGGCTGCGGATTCATAGCCTTTTGCTGCGCTGCGGCAATCATTTGCTGGAGCGCCGCGTCAATCGTGCCTTCCATGACTTCAGCCTGCTTAAAGCCGCCAATGCCAAACTTCATCATGTCCATGAGCAGCGGCACCATTTCAGGTGAAGCTTGGCCCGCTGGGACAGCCTCACGCATAAAATTGGAGAACGCATTCATAAACTCCATGCGATCCTGCTTGTTCTGGTTTTCGTCAAGCTGAACAAGGCTATCTGCCGCAACCTGAATGCGAAACGAACGCAACGGGTTATCCTGCATCAAGGCAAGGGCTTGCGGAATCATCTGCTGGTCGGCAGGGGACATCTGATCCGCAGCGGCAAATTTTAAAATAGTTTCTGGCTGGAACTTGGTGCAGATTATTTGCGCTTTGAGCCTGAGTAGTTCGCTCGCAAAGAGCGCAACACTCTCTTGCATAGCTCGCAGTCGCAACCCAGCATATTGCCCCTTGATCTGCTGGGCTGTGGCGGATTCAGAAGCCGCCCCGACGCCGCGCAAAATGTCTGAAATGCCAGTAATTTCATAAATCTGCCCCTTGATGTTGGCCTGTGCTTGGTAACAGTTAATGAGCGCGGAGGCCAAAGTCTCAATGGGCAACAGGTCGATAGAACCCCTCAACCCACCCTTCTCACTAAAGGCCATCCATTTATCGACGGGGACCAACGTATTGTTGTCGCCTTCCGTCAATAAACGCTGCAGTGCGGGTTGAGAAGCGTCATACACACCACGGACGCGCAGGGCTTTCACCAGACCGTCAATGCGGTCAGTCAGAATATCAAGCTCATTGGCCTGATCCTGATACAAAATAAAATCAGGGACCGGCACCAGACTGTCGCTGGTGGTCGTGGCATAAAGGGGCTTGGCGCACGGGAAGAAACCTTCCAAATCAAGCGGGTCATCACGCTCGTCCAGAAGTTCCGGCCAATTTTCCATGAGCCAGTAAACCTTGCCGGTTTCTTTGTCCCACAATTCGCAAACCTTGGCCTTATCGTTAGGTTTCTCACGTTGGCCGTATTTGGTCAGACCGTCGGGACTGCTGTTAAACGGAATCTTTTTGGCGAGCTTTTTGCCAAACCGTTCCGTCACGGCATCCTTGGACATATAAACCCAACGCCAAACCTGGGTTACTTCTTCCCAAGTACGCGCGCTAGAATGTCCAAAATCGCGCCAATGAACGTAGTCTGTTGGGGCGCACTCGTAGTCGATTTCCTCAGGCTGTCCATCGTTTCCTGCGGTTTGGTTGTGGATGTCGCCCGACGCTTCGCGGGCTTCGCCTTCTTCGACGTCTTCTGTGATTTGTAGGCCATCCTCTGGAATATCCTGCTGTTTGATATGCGGGTCATAGCGGACCCACGCCACGCCGCGCCCGCCGAGGAACCTATCTTCTACGGCATGACGCATAGACGAACGGTAATCAGGGTAATGTTCAATTTCGTAATCCAATGCGCGCTGGATCAACAAAGACGCAACGCGCCCGACAGGATCATTGTCGCCAAAGCGGCGCGAGACATCAGCCTTGGGCAACCGGGCAAACACAGCCGGAACCAGCGTCTGAACATTCGACCAAAGAATGTTAAACCGCGCGGCATCATTGGTCATGCCCGTGCCGGTATTTTGGTCATCCCGGTAACGGCGAATGATCTTGGTTGTGCGAGCTTCCCAACGCTTAAATTCAGAATTGTAAGTCGCAATACTGTTGAGCAGACGCTGAACAGTTGAATCAAACTTTTCCAAGGCCATGTTCTATTCCCTACTTATTCCTTGCCGAAATGGCCTTTGCTTTGGCGCGGGCGTCTTCCTTGCTTGAAGCGCCCCAGGCTTTCAAGGCAAGGGCAAGCCGCGTGGGCTTGCCGTTTTTTTCCATCGGCCCCGGCATATTGCCCATACGCGCCAGAAAAGACGCGCGGCGCGGGTTGTCACCAGCTTTGACGGGCGGCTTTAACGTGCCACCAGTCTCAGCCTTGTACGAAGCCCGCCCCTTGGCATTCAATCCGCCTTTGGCGTTCTTGCCTTCCTTGCGCGTCCAAGCAGCAGTCATTTGCCTTTGTCTTTCTTGGCTGTCTTGGCAGACTCTTTAAACGCTTCAGCCGTAGGCGCACCTGGGGAGCCCGGCTTACGCATATGCTCGCCAGAGCCAGCCTTGATGCGTTCCTGCTTTGCCAGAATGTTGGCGTACAAGCCCGCCTTACGCACTGAAGATGCCCACGGCGATGACTTCAACGCCCGCGCCCGTGGTGATCTTCCACGCGCCGGTTGACGAAGCAGCCTCAATATCAATTACATAAGCGCCTAAGCCGCTTCCTACGTTATTAGGCAAAATCACGTGGGAAGTTGAACCGTCCAAAATTGTTACGGCACTTGTCGCCGCTGTGCTGACCGTGCAAATCAGACGATGCAGATAATCCCCAACCGCGCCCGTGCCACCAAGCACCTGGGCCGTCTGTGACGAAGCCACATGCTCATACATATATCTATACGGATAGCTGACACCACTCATAATCTAGCCCTTCTCTTAGGTTTAGTTGCCGCCCACATATCATTCAATGTCGCCGTATTGCCGGGACCAACAATCAACGGACGGTCAAAAGCCACAATCTTTTTGGAATCTTCGCCACGCCACGCAATCGCCATCATGCGAAATGCGTCGCAATTACTTACCATCAGCCCGTTTGCCTGATAACACCCGTGTTTTTGTACGGTTAAGTCGTACACCAACGGGCTTTCCTTGGCGCAATCTATTGGCCGCTTGCTTACAATTGGCGTGGCAGAACTTGGAACGCGTAGGATAAGGCGTGTAATAAAGCTGACCGCATTGATCGCAATTTCTTTCATGCCATTTGCGATTTTTCCATGTTTTTTGAGCATGTTTGCTGTGCCACAAAACACCTTCTGAAGAAGCGTGCCATTTTGCAGCTTGCTGTAAGGCGTAATTATTTGGTGGCTGTAATTGCCCCGACGCAATACGCTCCAATGTATGTTCTCGGCAATGTTGGCTTCTGTCGATGCAAACAAGGTTGGCGATATCGTTGTTGAACGTGTTTCCGTCAATGTGGTGGATATCGCATCCATCAGGAATTGGACCGTGGACGGATATCCAAATTGCTCTGTGTAAATTTGAGGGGCCTTTACTTCCCCAGACATTTCTCCGGTAATATTTGCCCGAAAGCCTGTAGGTAAAACCTTTGAAAACAATCCTATTAGGGTGCATTGCCATTCCTTTCCGCTAAATAAGCGGTCAGAGTATCGCAATTCGTCCGCTATTACAAACCCGCGATTTGTAAGTATTTTATGTTCCGGGGTGCAAATTAAAGTGCCGTTTGGCGTAATGATTTCAATCAATTTGTCGGCGTTTTTGGTCGGGCCTGAATTGGTTACAACAGAATAACCAGCGGGCGTAAAAACTCTGTCGCCAATTTTTACATTTTCAATTGCCACAAGTCCGCAATCCGTTTGTATCATAGAGCCAGCAACAAGACACGGATGACTGCACCAGTTATGTTTGGGCGTTGTGCGAAACGCCTTTTTGTCTTCGTCAAACTCACGCTCATACTGGCGCAAAGCTTCAATGCCATCATGGCATTTCAATTCATCAAACCAGCACTTGGGCAGCGTCATACGAACAGCTTGGATGCCGTCTTGAACGCCAAGGTCAGGCACAACGCCAATGTTTGCTAAACCAAGAAACTCAGCCAACTGCTCAATGACAGACTTGCCCTGTGCAGCAAGTGTCTTCGCCCGCGCATCATGCGGCAGATAATGTTTGCCGTAATGGTAAGGCTTTTCGAGAACAACTTTAGCAATATCAGAAATACTTGCGCCGGAAACAGCGTAATAATCGATAATGTGTATTTCATTGCGGACCACCTGATACCACCAAATAGCAGTATCATCCCGATACCCCAAATCCCACGCCGTATATGTCGGAATGCTGGGGTCATACGGCACCGCAGTAATGCGGCCCTGGTCAGACGCTTCGCGCATTTCAACGCCATAATACGCGCCCAGAATCGCAGCCTCAAAGCTGCACTCATATTCCTGCATATACTGGTCAGTCGTAATCTGCGCTTTGACAGCATCTAATTCAGACTGCGGCAGTATCCCGCTATCCGTCGCCGTCAGCCTCAACAAAAACCATTCCTTGGGCGCTAACTTTGCCGTCTGGTAAATATCCCAAAATTGGTTTTTGCCCTTGGGCGTACCACCAAACACAGCCCAGCCCTGCTTGTCAGATAATGTCGGGCGAATAACATGGCCCCAAACCGATGGCCGAAAATCGCCATACTCATCCATAAATATGCCGTCAAAGCCCAAACCACGCATCGCATCAGCATTGTCAGCGCCAAACAGACGAATCCGCGCGCCGTTAATAAGATCAATCTGCAATTCCGCCTCATTTGCCGCCTTGGCAATGGGCTTGCAGAAACGCTTCAAATAATCCCAAGCCACGCTCTTGGCCTGACTGCGGTACGGGGCTATGTACCCAAAAAGCGGGCTGGGCGTTTTGCAAGTGACCGCCGCCCTGATAATGTCATTAACCGCCGCAACAGTCTTGCCCGCCCGCCGATGCGCCACAAGACAAGCCCAACGCTGCGCCCGGTTGTGAAACGGCATAAACGCATCACGCGGCGTGTAGGCAATGGCTATTTCTTTTCTTGCCACGAAATAACCAGCTCCACAGGGCCTTCATCCGGGCCAGTTACTTCATTACGCGCCAATTTGGGCACATGATATTCAATCAAATCCGAAAAACACATAAACGCGGCCCGTGGCCCGTCCTGCGCGTAAACTTCCTCAAGCCACTGATTTAACCGCGCCGCATTGCCATCAATAAAACTGGCAATCATCTCCTTGGCCTTCATCGTGGACTTAGCCTTAGCCCCAACAGGACGCCCCCGGCCCCGACTAACCGTGTTGCCCTTCTCAAATTGCTTGCCGCGAGGCTTCATGTGTCATCCCGCTTCATGTTTTTCATCGCTCGAGCCAGTTTCGGCCCTTTGTCAGCCGCGTTGTATTCCTTCGCAACCGCTACCGGAATGCCAACACGCTTGGCAAATTTTGGGTCGTGGGCCGCAGCCGCCATGAATCTACGCTGTTTGTCGGATTTTGAAGGCATTTAGCACCAAATCTAAATGAATTTAAGCCAAATATGCCCAGATTTGGCTTGATGGTCAATATCTTGCATTTGGGCCGCCTGTTGAGCGCGGCGCAAGGTTCGATTTTGGATTTCCCGGCAAAATTTTGCGGGCAAGGCAATATAACTCAACATTGGCCCATTTGTGGGGAGGGGCCGTATTTATACCCACCCCACCCCGTCGAAGATTTTTTTAAGAATCAATGTCAAATTGCCGCTGAAAGCATAACGATTGCAATGGATTAAACTTGCATGATAAGTCGCATTATGGGAAATCAAAAATATAATCCAATCAATTCAATGGCATAGCAAAGCAGGGCCATCGAGCAAGCGGAAGCGAATCAATATCTAGTAGTCAACGAAACGCTGCCGTGGCGCGGCACGCTGGCAAGCATGGGGCGCGGGCTATGGTATGAGCGCCAGCCCTGCGGCGTAGGCCAGCATGGGGCCTTGCTAAAGCTTGGGCTGGGCCAATGCGTAGCGGGTTAGTTTGGCGCCAGAACACAGCTATGCGCCGGGCTACGAGCTATGCAGACATGCGCGAACCGACACCACACCCCATACTGGGGGTGTGTGTGTGTCTGTCGGGATTCCTCCGATCAATACAGCCCGACAAAGCCCGACAAAGCCTGACACGAAGGTTTTGAAACAGCAACATAACGTGAACAAACAGGCTTTCAGGCCCGACAAATCCCGACAAATGGAAATACGCCATTAGTTTCAATAGTTTGAGCTATGCGTTTTTTGCATAGCTAGCTATGCGCATGTCCGTGCAACATGTGCCAGGGCACCGCCCATGCGTGGGGGCGGCGGCATGACCGCGGGGCGCGCGCATAGGCCAGCGTGGGGCTTTGCTAGGGCCTAGGCGGGGCCAATGCTAGGCCAGCGTTGCCGGGCCATGCCTGGCCTATGCTTTCCTGCCAGCCCTGCACCCCAGCCCGACAGCCAGCCAGCCAGCCAGCCATCCGGCCAGCCAAGGGACTACGTCCCCCTTGGCTGCTTGTCCGGCATTTTTTCGATGGCTGGACAAACCCGGACAAAGCGGGAGAAAGAAAGCCAAAAAAATAGAACATTGTGCGTACGCACCCGGACAAATGGCAAAAACAACATTTGTCCAGCCCCCCACCATGTGGGCGAGCGGGCGCTGACTGGCGATAGTTAATACTGTATATAGTATATGATATATCATGCAGGATACGGTAACCGGCTACCGCATTGTCCTTGCCCTAACCCGGCTTGGCCGCCGCCCCGCGTCCATGCCTCCCATGCCTGCCCCGAAAATAATTAGCGCAACCTCCTTGCATGCCTATTGACGCAAGCCGGTTGGCGTGCATCATACCCTTATTGCAAATCATGCAACAACAGGAGAAGCCGCTATGCTCGATCAATTTGTAATCTGGGGTGTTACTGCCGACGGTGGCATGGAAACCCTTCTTGTCAGCGAGCACGCTGGCCTAAAAGACCGCGCCCATGCGGTCCACGTTTGCGAGATGCTGCGCCGTGATTACGGATGCACGGCCCTAAGGATTCAGCGCCTTGCCCCGTTAAACGACGCGGTGGAAGTTGCCGATATGTTTCGCCATTCAATCAACGCCTAACGGGAGCCCGCACCATGACCCGTAAGCAAGCCCTGACATGCATCAAAGCCGCCGGCGCCCAAAACGATCAAGCCGCCTTTGTGCGCTTGTATGTTGAAAACCGCATTAGTTATGCTGTCGCCATGGCGGCATATCGCGAAGGTGAAAAGTTTGGCGCCTTTATTGCCAAACGCGACGCCATAAACAGGCCTACGCCATTCCCGGCCTAAGTTGCCCCTGTCATCACGCGAAGCCGCTTGACCTCCCCGCGCAATCGTGCGCAAATCGCTTGAGCAATGGAGAACGCCATGACTAACATGACCGCACACAAAATCACTTTTGCAAACTGGTCCGGCAAGTCCGCGCTTGAAATTGAAGCAGACACTTTTGCGCTGGCGGTTAGCAGCGCGAAGGCCGACCTGTCTGGTGCCAACCTGCGCCGTGCCAACCTGCACGGTGCCGACCTGTCCGGTGCAGCTTTTGCCGATGGCTGGGTAATTGCCAAAGCCATAGGTGACGCATGAGCTTGCCTTACATTCCCCCGCCCCGCCGGCCATCATACGCAATCGAGATTGCCCGCGCCTTTGTTTTGGCCGTCATGTTTGGCGGGTTTGCGTTCGCCGCGATTGTTGTTGCGGCCATGATGGGGGACTGACATGAGCGACCCGCTGCCTTGCCCGTTTTGCGGCGAAGAGCCTAAAGCAAGGCCCACGCGCCAGGGCGATTATCTTATTGAGTGTGAGCATGAGGCTTGCTGGGCGCGGGCATATGTTGGCGCGATCAATCGCGTTGAGGCCGTGCGGCTATGGAACACGCGGTATTACTGGCCGGTTAAGGAAATACAATGACAAAAGAAGCAATCCTAGAATATCTCAAAAGCATCGGCACAAAAGGCGGCAAAGCCGGTACCGGCGCGAGCAAGGATCGGCGCATTAGCTCCGGCGATCCCGACTTTTACAAAAAGCAGGCGGCGAAACGTAAGCCCAAAACCAAAAAGGCCAAAGCGTGACCCCGCAAAGGCTCAAACCTACGCCCTATCTTGTCCGCTGCCGGTGCGGCGTCATGCTGCCCAAGGGCGCGATGGCGAAATGGGACGCTAAGGATCGGCTTTGGCATGATTGCTATATGTGCCGTTCCAGACCCAAAAATGTTTAGAAGGAGGAGCCATGAAATTTGATCTTGTCGTATGTTCTATCTTTGCGAGCCTTGTTTTGTTTTGGAGCGTGGCCGGGGTCATTGGTTGGATGTTGGTTAGGGGGTAATCATGTTGCACTATGATAGAGACGCCAGGCGTATCCTGGCGGAACTTGCCGAAGGCTGTGCAACGCAACAGGATTATGTCGATATGATTTGGGCGCAGCGTTACACGCAGCCCAACCCCGCCGCGTCTGTGGGCTGGCCGTACCGCAGAAATGGAGAAAAAATACAAAGCAAGTTGCGAAGGGTGAAATGATGAAAGCGTCCGATTTATTGAATCATACGGCACAAATCCTGCATGATCGCGGAGCTGTCTATGGGGACGCAAAGTCTAATTTGGGCGACACGGCGGCGCGGTGGAGCGCAACAATAGGCCATAAGATCACGCCGGAGCAGGTTTGCCTTTGCATGATAGACTTAAAGTTGGCGCGGCTAAAAGCTAGCCCACGGCATATTGACAGCATCCAAGACATTGCCGGATATGTTGCGCTCTTGGGCGAGTTAATCACCGAATAACGCTGCTGCACCCTCTCGCGGCGTTTTTGCCCCTTCCGTGCGGTTGTGAGATTGCCGGAAGGGGCACCTAATCTCAATCCCTAAGCATCCATGAGCCGTTCACGCCTTCGCGGATACGCAATGCGTCTTTGAGTTCTTTCAGGGCGCGGCGTATGCCACGAGAGGCATTGTCCCTGCTGCCTTTACTGATGGAAATGGCCGCCTGGCGCATTTTTTCCTCTAAAACCTGGCCGCCCTTGGCGTCGGTTAGCATTTGCATAATTAGCTTGTCGTATTTGCTGCCGTTGGCATTTTCTCGCACCTTTGCCACTTCATCGTTAAATGTTGCGACAAGGCTGGATATTTCTTCGTTTTCTTCGTCCTTGCCGACAACGCGGCGTTCAAGCTCAAAATACAGGCCCCTAACCTTGTCGCCGTCTTTTTGCTTGGTGACTTCAAGGCGGGCATTCATGGCTTCTGGATCGGTGCGGAAGCAGCCTAGCAGGAAATCGACGTTTGCCGTGATGGCGCTCGAACCACGCGGCCGCTCGCTGGCGCTATGGCCGCTATGATGGATGACGATGACCGTGGCTTGGAAAGGCTCGCGGATTTCGCTGTTTATCATGCGAAGATAAGTGGCAATGTCGCTTGAGCTATTTTCGTCCCCGGCAAAAGTCTGTGAAAGCGTGTCAATCACGATCAGCTTGGGGACTTCCGGCAAGGCTATGATGGACTGCCGTAAAACAGCAATTTCCTCTTTGGCCGATAACAAAACAGGGATCGTGCAAACGCGGAAATTGCTGGGCGGTTCAACGCCGTTTTGCCACGCTATAATGCGCTTATAGATGCCCGCCCCGCCTTCTGCAGCCATATAGCAGACGGGGCCTGTTTCGGTCTTGCGGCCTGTCCAAGGCAGCCCATTGGCGACGCAAAGGCTCAAGTCAAGGGCGAGGAATGATTTAAACGTGCCGCTCGCGCCAAAAATCATGCCAAGGCTGTCAGCCGGAATCAGGTTTTTGACTAACCATTTGATATTTTTGGTGCTTTCGCCCAATTCAGGGATTGTGCGCCAGTAATGGGCAAGGTCTAAAGGTGCTTCCGGCTTGGGCTGGTATTTCTCAGCGCCTTGAACCATACGGACCAGCTCATGGCCGAAGCGGTCCCGCCAACGGTCTAGCTCAGGGCCTTCCTGCTCCGGCTTGGAGGCCAGCATAATAGACCGCAGTACGTTGACCGTGGCACCAGGCTTGAGGCCGCTGGCGACCAAAGACGCCGACAGCTTCATCAGCGGATCGTGGTAGGACCGCTCTTCTAAATTTGGGTTGATTATGGACTTGATGAGATCAACGGCATCGCCCGTGCCTTCCGGCTTGGGTTTGGGCGCGGACAGACCGGCCTTGATCGCGTCCAGGTCTAGGCCAAAGGTGGCAACGGCGTCTGCAAGGCTGTAAACCTCGTCCAGACGGCAGAACAGGGCACGGACGCTCCAGATACCAGTATCCCGGCGCTTTGTGTTGGAGCCTAGCAGGCGCCCGTATCGAACGCAGTTATTGCCTGATGGATCGGCGTTTATCAGGCCACTTGCCGCCATCGCGTGCAGCACGGCGTCAATCAGGGGTAGGTTGCGGGTATCCGGGTCTTCCGGGTCTAAAATAATTCCAATCTGATACTTGCCGGGGCTAGTTTCGAGCGCATAGCTAGACGCGCCGTTCAAAGACTTTAGATCGGCATCATCTGCCAGCAGGACGGCTAGGCGTCCAAAGCATTCCTTAGACCGGCGTTTACTGCCGTCACGGGCATACATGACGCTGACGCAGTAATAGTTATTGTCCTCTGTGCGCTGGTCTATAATGGTTTTTTGTGGCCCAGTCCCGGCCCAGGATGTGCCAGCCCAGACCTGGGGCGCAGCCTCGCTGGGGTCGCTTGCAAATGATGTTGTCCAGCCATAATCGTCCTTCAGCCTGCCATACACGGCAGACAAGAACTCAGAGTTACGCATTGTGCGCCCTATTTGATGATGATGCCGGATATGTCTTTAAGGGTCAGCTTGATGTTCCGGGCTAAGGCGTAGTTTAAGAGTTTTATCCAATATTTTTGCGGTATTTGTCCGGCTGTACCAGTTTCAACGAGCCAACGGCTGACGGTGCTGGGCGTAAGGTCTAGGATTTTGGCTGTTTTCATTACACCGCCCAAGCGGCGCACAATACTGTAGGCCGGTTCGCACCGACCTTTTATGTAAGCCATAACGAATCCCTATCCGTAGTGATTTGCCAAATATGCACTAAAGAAAATCCGGTGCAATACAAATGTTGTAAAAAAAACATCTTGTTTTTTTTGCAAGTTTCGTGGTAGCCAATCGGGCCCGATTTGGAGACACCCATGACATCAAATAGCAACGCCGAACTTGAGCATCTAGCTCAAGAGTGGCTAATTGCGAAAGAAAACGAGCGCGAGGCTAATGCAAAACGCCTTGCGATTGAAAGCCAAATATTGAAATTAGCACCAGCGCGTGAGGAAGGTTCTAGTAGCCTAACGCTGCCTAATGGCGTCCGAATCAAAGCCACCGGCAAGCTGTCGTATAAAGCTGATTTGGATAAGCTGTTGGAAATAACGGCAAATTGGCCCGAAGAACAAAAGCCAATAAAGGTCGAAACCACGCCAGACGAAGCCGCATTGAAGTTTTACCGCGCGAACCGACCCGATCTGTGGCGCAAGTTAGCAGACGCGGTAACTGTGAAACCCCTGAAAACCAGCATAACTATTGAGGATACGAACGATGGCATTTGATCTTAAAAGCATCCGCAAGAACGATGCCATAGCCGCGCCTAGAATCATGGTCTATGGCGTTGAAGGCATCGGCAAATCAACCTTTGGTGCTGGTTCGCCCAATCCTATCTATATTTTGACTGAAGACGGGCTTGGTTCGCTGGATGTCAATCATTTCCCGCTGGCAACATCGTTTCAGGACGTTATGGACGCCATTGCCACGCTCTACAAAGAGAACCACGCATTTGAGACTGTGGTAATTGACAGCCTGGATTGGTGTGAGGCCATCATACAACGTGAGATTGATGCCAAGTATGACGCTAAAGACCTGGCATATGGCAAGGGCTCTGTCATTGCGGCAGAACGCTGGCGTGAGATTCTGGACGGCCTGAACGCTCTGCGAAATGACAAGGGCATGGCAATCATCCTGATTGCCCATACCACGATCAAGCGTTTCGACAGCCCGGAAGTTGAACCATATGATCGTTACCAACCCAAGCTACAGGAACGCAGCAACGCTGTTGTGCGTGAATGGTGCGATGCAGTGCTGTTTGCCAATTATAAGACCATCGTAAAGAAAGACGATGTGGGCTTTAACCAGACCAACAATCGCGGCATATCGACGGGCGAGCGGTTGTTGTTTACGAGTGAGCGCCCGGCGTACATGGCGAAGAACCGCTATAACATGCCTGAAAGCATCCCGTTGTCCTGGGACGCATTTACCCAAGCCATCAGCTAACCAAGGAGAAAGCAATGCCTGCGTTTGACTTTGATGTTTCCATTTACGAAGCCCCAAAAAAGAGTAGCTTTGAACCGTTACAGCCTGGCGATTACAATGCCATTATCACCGACAGCCAAATGAAAATCACCAAGGCGGGAACTGGCGAATACCTAGAGTTGACGATTCAGATTATTGACGGCGTTTATTCTGGCCGTCGAATTTGGGAACGCCTGAATGTCGTTAATGCCAACAAGACCGCCGAAGAAATTGCCCGCTCGCAACTGAACGGCATCAAGCAGGCTTGCAATGTTGTCAAGCTCGAAACCAGTGAACAACTGCATGATATTCCGTTCATTTTGTCTTTGGACATTGATCGGCGCGACCCTACTCGCAACAAGATCATGGGCTACACGGCGTTTAAATCTTCCCAACGCCCTACCACAGTTGCCGTGACTTCCGGCAAAAAGCCTTGGGAGAAAAAATAATGCCCCCGATTCCCGATTCCATGCACACCACGGCCCGCAAGATTTATGAGTGGTACGAAAGCAAGCAAGATGGCCACCGCGAGCATCTTGGCGCGTCATTGATCGGGCATCATTGTGACCGTTTTCTTTGGCTAACATTCCGCTGGGCTGCGTCCCCTCAATTCGAGGGGCGCATCCTGCGGTTGTTCGATACTGGCAAGCGCGAGGAAAGGCGCATATATGATGAACTACGAGCCATCGGGGTGGATTTACACACCGAGGAAGACGGCAAACAAATTTCTTGCCGTGACGATACCGGCCACTTTGGCGGTAGTATCGACGGCGTTGGTTTGGGCTTTCCTGAAGCCCCAAAAAGTTGGGCAATCCTCGAAATAAAAACCGCCAGCAACAAATCGTTTACGTCCCTGAAGGCCAATGGCGTCGAGGCTGACAAGCCCCAGCATTACGCCCAGATGCAGGCTTACATGGGCCTGATGAAGCTGGACCGGGCAATGTATATTTGTGTCAACAAGGACACTGACGATCTGCACACCGAATGGGTGCATTTCAACAAGGAGGTTTTTGGCGATCTTATTCACCGCGCAACGCGGACAATCAATCGTACCACGCCCGCCGACAAGATCAGCCAAGATCCGGCTTATTGGCAGTGCAAGATGTGCGATATGTATAAGCTATGCCACCAGGGCGAGCCAGCAGAAGTTAATTGCAGGACTTGCTGCTATTCCACGCCTATCGACGGCGGCAAATGGCGTTGCAATATGTTTGGCAAGATTCTGTCGGCAGACGATCAGAGCAAGGGCTGTGATAGCCATATTTTTATCCCCGCGCTTATGAACGGGACGCTAGTAGATGCCGAGCGTAATTTCGTTGAATACTTTGTGGACGGGGAAAGCATTAAGAACGGCCCGGCGCATATTACGAGTAAGGAAATTGTACGCCGGGCGCGCAAGAAAACCGCGCCGAAGGTCGAGCCAGTATCAAAAGCATCTTCGGCGATTGATGATTTGAATGACGAAATTCCGTTCTGAGATTTATCATGGAAAAATTAAATAAAATCATAGAGATGCAGCCCAGGCATGAGGATAGATTATATTTACAACATCATGCCAAATCTGTTGAATTGATACAGCACAACGCACAGCAAGGCATGTCTCGCAATGCTATGCGGCGCATATGGGTGGATCGGTTACTTAACCTTGTATTGGGGCACGAGACGCCAAAATGAACGACATGCTTAAACGTGTAGCGCGGGTTTTATGTGACCGCATCAAACATGATGGCTATATTTGGTATGATTACATTCCAGACGCGCGGGCAGTTATTGCCGCGATGCGGGATTGTACGCCTGAGATGCTGGACGCTGGATCAGCCGCGCATCCTGCGGGCGGATACAAGCGCGATACATTGCTCACGGACATCATCGAGTGTGAATGGCGGGCTATGGTTGACGCCGCATTGGGGCAGAAATGATTATCCTAGGCATAGACCCCGGCCTATCCGGCGCCCTGGCGTTTTTGGATACCAACACCGGAATGATTGCTATTGAGGATATGCCGACAGTCGAGGTCAAGCGGAACAACAAGTTAAAGCGCGAGGTTAGCCCGCAGCTTACCGCCGCGATCATTGCCAAACGCCATGCCGAAGCCGCCTTTTTGGAAAAAGTCAATGCTATGGCCGGGCAGGGCGTCAGCAGCGTATTCAGCTTTGGGCGCTCCAGCGGCATTCTGGAAGGCATCCTCGCGGCCTATGACATCCCAACCACGCTGGTCACGCCGCAAACTTGGCAGAAGGCTATGGGCGTCAGGGACGGCAAGGATGGAAGCCGGGCTAGGGCCATGCAGTTATTCCCAGCCAGCGCAGAGCTATTCCAGCGCAAGAAAGACGATGGGCGGTCCGATGCAACGCTTATAGCCAGCTATGGAACGGGTAAATTTGCATGAATATTATAGAATTAGGCTATTGGCTCCGAGTTCCGGGCAAAAGACTTAGCTTCCATTTCCACTTCCACCACTCGTTTGCCCCAGCCTTCGCCAAAGGTTTCCCATGTCGGCAAAGATCGGAGGAATTCTAATCTACGCTGGCTGTAGTCCTCGATCAGTGCTACAGGGTCAGCCGCAACAATGGCCGCAAGCGTCTTAGGCCCAAGCGCCCCGTCCACCTTTTGATGCAGGACATATTGGGCAATCTTGACCGCCCGACCTGGGCCAGAATTGACCGCGCAATCAAACAAACAATAATCCAAGCCGTGTGGTAACTCATCCCCGCGCACAGCATCCCAATAGCGGGTTTTATAAATAGGCTGGACGGCTTCTGGCGTCAGGGCGCGCATATCTGCCTCCGTGGCAAGCTTGCCCGTGTGGGTCTCCCAAACGGCCTTCGTGACGCCCAGATTGGTCATGCCGCCGGGGTCTTTGGGATCATTTACAAAGCCGCCCTCATGCCGCAGCAAGAGGCGCATGGCGTACTCAAGCGTGGATTTCATT